ATGACAATGGCGGATTCCCTCTACCACCACGGCCCGACCATGAACCGCCAACTCAAGACCTTCGAGCAACTCCGATCGCTGATTGCACAGGCGGTGCACCAGCAGCAGACACTCGGCTTGGCGGAGCCGCGCCTCATCGCACTGCCCGAGCGCGATGCGAGCGGCTGCAACTGGGCTGTGGCGGGCTGGAACACGCCCAGTGGTGCGGAGTGGCCCGCGTGTTCGGAACTGATGCAGCTGGTGCAGAGCTACCAGCGGCAGTTCAACGCCGTGGGCCGGGCGCCGGGCAATGCGACGGCCGTGCTGCTGCCCGTGAAGCCGGGCGCCTGAGCCCGCGAGTAGGTCTTGCAGAAAGAAAAAGGCCCGCATGCGCGGGCCTTGGTGCAGGAGGGCGAGGGCCTGTTGGCACTAATTTCGGCGACCCCGAGATTGGTGTCAAAAGGCCCTGGCCGTCAGGTGAACTCCAGCCCCTTGGCCGACAGCCCCACCAGGTCGATGCGCGCCGCCGTCACATCCAGGTTGGCGGCCAGCACCACCACCTCGTTGAACGAGACCCCGCTGCCTATCAGGTCCACCAGGGGCTTGAGTTCGGCCTGCGAGCCTGTGCGGCCCATGATGTTGGTCCACAGCAACTGCGCCACCTGGTTGGGCGTTTGCGCGCCCAGCAACTGCAGGCCGATGCCCGCGATGGTCTGGCTGGTGGCGCCGGCATCGAGCAGGCGGATCACCTCGCCCACCACGCCCTTGTTGGCCAGCAGGGCCGGGCCGCCCAAGGCTCCGAGCAGCTTGGCGGCCTGGCCGGCGTTGCCGTTCAGGTCCAGGGCCAGCTTGGTGTCGCTGAAGCTGACGCGTTCAACCCGCGTCATGTCGAGCATGGCCCCATCGGTCAGGCGCTGCAGGGTGTAACCACCGTTGGCGTTTTGCTGCACGTGGGACTGGCCCAGCGTGGCCGGGATCACGACGGTATCGGTGCCCGCGCCGCCATCCACGAAGCGTGCCAGGCCCAAGGTCGGGCTGATGGTGTTGTTGCCGGCATTGCCCGTGACGGTCACATCGCGGATGGCATCCACGCGCATGGCTCCCGCACTGGCCATGCCCTCCAGCAACTGCGCTGGCGTCTTGCCCGCGCTTTGCTGCGGGAAGAACTGCGCAAACAAGGTGGCCACCTCGGTCGCCGAGGTGGTGGTGAAGGGCTGGATGATGGCGCCCTCGCCCTGCGTGAGGTCGCGCCCCAGCCACTTCTGGAACAGGTAGGCCGCCGCCTCTTCGGCGGCGCTGTGGGCCACGGTGAGGCTGGGGCCTGTGGCAAAGCGCACCTGCTCCACATCGACCAGCCAATCGGAGACACCCGATGCGGTATGGGTCAGCTTGATGCCTGCACCATCCAGCGTTACGGTGTAGTCGGTGCGCGCGCCTTCCTGGATGGCGACGTCGAAGCCGGATCCCCCGTTGAGCTTGTCGCTTCCGGTCCCACCCGACAGCAGGTCATTGCCCGCACCGCCGAACACGATGTCATCGCCTGCGTCGCCGTAGACCTGGTCATCTCCGGCTTCGCTGCCCACGGTGTCGTCGCCATCACCACCGTGGATGGTGTCATTGCCCGGGCCGAGCACGATCCACTGGGCGGTGCCATCGCCGGCGGCCATGTTCTGGCCGGCACCGCCGATGATGCGCACGGCGCCGACGACGGCCACGAACTCCGCGTTGTCCACCTGCACCACGGCGCCCGCGGGCAGTGCGCGCGCGTCGACGACGATGGCCTGCTTGCCGTCGTCCGCCAGGGCGCTGCCGTTGATCACCAGCGGCACAGCGGGATTGAAGCCGGTGCCGGTCGTGGGCTTGATGGTCTGCACCACCAGGGATTCGCTGGCGCCCAGTGTGGCCAGGAAGCTCTGCGCCTGGGTGCCCAGTTCGGAGTTGTTGCCCGCCGCGGAGTCGATGCGCCGCAGCAACTCGGCCTGTGCGGCTGAGCCCGTGGAGCCTGTGGCTTGCCCCTCTGCCGTGATGCCCACGCCCGTGGGCAGGCTGACGGACACGAGGGCGTGGCCGTCAGTTGCCTTGACGATGGGGATGTCGGCCAGCGCTGTGCCCGAACCGGGCGTGTCGGGGCGGTTGCTGGCAATCACTGGCACCGTCGTGGTGGTGGTGCCATCGGGTGCCGTGGTGACGATGACAGGCGTTCCATCCACGGTCGTGGATGGGGCAGGCGTGCCCGAGACCGTGACCGCGTTGCCGGTGAGGTCGGCAATCACCACTGCCGCATCGGCACCGGCGTTCCAGTCCTCGGCAAAGGCAATGTTGTAGGTGGTGCGGTCGGTGGCGCTGGTTCCGGCCTTGTCCAGCAGCAGGTTCACGGCGGCCTTGTCGGTGGCGCTCAGCGTCAGGGTGAAGCGGGTGGCGCTGGTGATGTCCACGTTGGCAGTGTCGGTCAGCACGTAGGTGCCACCGGCCTTGCCGGTGAAGGTGAGCTTGTTGGCCACAATGTCGTTGGCCGTGCCAGCCTTGGTCAGCAGACGGGTGCCTGTGACCACCAGCACCCCGGTGCCCGCATCATAGGTGGCGCTGGTGACGGCGGGCGCGACGACGTTGCTCACGGTGATGGCATTGCCCGTCAGGTCGGCCACCACTGCGGCAGGTGCTGCGCCGGCGGCCCAGTCTTCGGCCGCGGCCAGGTTGTAGGTGGTGGCGCTGGTCGAGCTGGTGCCGTTCTTGTTGAGCAGCGTGTTCACGGCGCTCCAGTCGGCCGCGCTCAGTGTCAGTGTGAAGGTGGTGGCGCTGGTGATCTCCACATTGTCGGTGGTGGTCAGCGTGTGGCTTGCGCCACCCTCGCCGGTCAAGGTGAACTTGTTGGCGACGATGTCGTTGGCGGCCCCCGCCAAATTGCTGAAGCCGGTGCCGGTGACCACCAGGGCGCCGCTGGTGGCGTCGTAGGTGGCGCTGGTGATGGTGGGTGCTGGCCCAGGGATGAAGACCGTGATGCCATTGCCCGTGAGGTCGGCGGTGTTGCCGCCCGTGACCACGCTGTTCCAGTCGTCGGCCGCGGCCAGGTTGTAGACGGTACCGCCCGTGGAGGTGGTTCCACCCTTGTTGAGCAGCGCTGCCACCGCAGCGACGTCGGCCCCCGAGAGGGTCACGGAAAAGCTGGTGGCCGAGATGACCTCGACGTTGCCCGAAGTGGACAGCACGCGGGTGCCGCCCCCTTGGCCGGTGATGGTCAGCTTGTTGACCGTGACATCGTTGGTGGGGCCGTCGGTCTTGACCAGGTTGGTGCCCGTGACCGTGAGGACCTGGGTGCTGGTGTCGTAGGTGGCGCTGGTGATGGTGGGCGCGGTGACGTTGCTGGCGGTGACGGCGTTGCCGGTGGTGTCGGCCGAGGCTCCCGACTGCCAGCCCGCGGCGGCCGCCAGGTTGTAGATGCCGGTGTCCACTGCCGCGAGGCCGTTGTTGTTGAGCAGGCCGTTGACGCTGAGCTTGTCCGCATCGTTGAGCGTGACCGAGAAGGCCGTGGCACTGCTAGCGTTGACGTTGCCGCTGGTCAGCGTGTAGCTGATGCCGCCCTGGCCGGTGAGGGCGAGCTTGCCGACATCGACATTGCCACCGCTGGCAAGGTTGGTGCCGGTGACGGACAGCACCCCGGTCGATGCGTTGTAGGTGGCGCTGGTGATGGCCGAGGCCGCTGCGACCGCAGGTTCGAAGTCCAGATCATCGAGGGCCAGTTTGAGGCCGGCGCCAGCGATGGTGAAACTGGTGATGTTCTGGAACTCGGTATTGCCCGAGGTGCTCACGTTCTGCTGCAGCAGGGGCGTGCCATTGCTGGGGTAGCTCAGGGCGACCCCGCCATTGGGGGTCAGGGTGACATTGGCGGTTGCCGTGGCACTGAAGCTCAGGTTGTTCAGCCGGAATGCACTGCCATCGGCCGCCTCCACCTTGATGCTGGAGATCCCCAGGGCGCCGGTCTGGTCGAAGAGGAGAAAGTAGTCGCCGGCGTTGTTGCCGAGCCCTGACAAGGCGCTGCTGTTGGAAACAACGTTGGTGTAGCTGCCGGTGCCCGTGATCGTGTACTTGATGCCATCCAGCGTGAAGGTGTTGGCCGAGAAGCTGGCGCCTGCATTGGTATCGTAGTTTTCGTCCGCGGGCGCGGCCAGCACCCCGGCATAGGCGTCAGGGCCCACCAGCGCAGGGGTGTGGACGCTACCCTGGTGCCGCCCGAGCACCCAGTCACCGCCCAGCTGTGGCGAGCCGGTGAGGTTGGTGGACGCCGCCACATTGGCCCCGAACAGCCCGGACAGGCTGCGCAGCAAGTCGGCCCCCTGCCTGCCCGCGCCGCTGTGGCAGCCATAGAGCAGCACATCGCCATCGTCGGCGAGCGCGCTGCCGATGGCGCGCAGCAGGTCGGCATGCACGGTGGCGTTGCCGGCATCCAGCACCGTGGTGCCCCAGTGCAGGCGGCCCTGGCTGCCGTGGGAGAGCACATGCAGGGCACCGATGTCGCTGCGTCCCTGCAGGTGGGCCGCCATCTGCGCCAGGCCGTCGCGCATGCCATCGAGCACCACGACCTCGGCGCCCTCGGGGGCGGCTGTGGCCAGCGCCGCTCCATCATGCAGGTCGTTGAAGATGAAGACCACTTGCAAGGGGCTGTGCGCGTTTGCGGGAGGGGTGATGTCGTCCATAAGGTAGGCCATGCTGGTTGCATCCTCGTTCTGGCGGCGAGGAGACCGGGTCCCTGCGACAGCAGATCTCCAGGAACTCCATCGGGGACCGGATGCCCACGCAGGCATCCGGCTCGGGGCGCAGCGCATCACCAGTGCCCGGGGCCAAGCCCAGGACGCGAGCGGCCGCGGAAGCTCTTTTTTACCAGAAAGCGCGCGGCAAACGAAGTGTTTCTTGCTGTGGGTGCCTGGATCGACGGCCCTTGCCCATCAGGCGAATTCCAAGCCCTTCGCCGTCAGGCGAATTCCAAGCCCTTCGCCGCCAGTCCCACCAGGTCAATGCGCACGGCCGTCGCCTCCAGATTGGCCGCCATCACCACCAGCTCGGCCGCACTGGTGCCCCCGGCCATGAGGTCGGTGAGGATCTTGAGCTCGCCATCCGTGCCCGCCCGGCCCGTAACGTTGGTCCACAGCGTCTGCGCGACCTGGGTGGGGGTGTTGGCACCCAGCAGCTGCAACCCCAGGCCCGCAATGGTCTGGCTGCTGGCCCCGGCATCGAGCAGGCGGATCACCTCGCCCACGATGCCCTTGTTGGCCAGAATGCCCGGGCCGGCCAGGGCCCCCAGCAGCTTGGCCGCCTGGCCCGCATTGCCATTGAGGTCCAGCGCCAGCTTGGTATCGCTGAAGCTCACGCGCTCGACCCGTGTCACGTCCAGCATGGCCCCATCGGTCATGCGCTGCAGGGTGAAGGATCCATTGGCGTTGTGCTGCACATGGGTCTGCGCCAGGCTGGCCGGGATCACCACCGTATCGGTGCCCGCACCGCCATCCACATACCGTGCCAGGCCCAGGGTCGGGCTGATGGTGTTATGGCCCGCATCGCCGGTCACCGTGACCTCGCGGATGGCATCCACGCGGATGGCGCCTGCACCGGCCATGCCCTCCAGGAGTTGGGCTGCCGTCTTGCCCGCGGTCTGCGTGGGGAACACCTGGGCGAACAAGGTTGCCACCTCCAGCGCCGTCTTGCCGGTGAGGCTCTGGATGATGGCACCCTCGCTTTGCGTGAGATCACGCCCCAGCCACTTCTGGAACAGATAGGCCCCGGCCTCCTCGGCCGCACTGTGCGCCACCGTGAGACTCGGGCCGGTCGCAAAGCGCACCTGCTCCACATCCACCAGCCAGTCGGACACGCCACTGGCGGTATGGGTCAGCTTGATGCCCGCCCCTTCGAGAACCACGGTGTAGTCGCTGCGCGCCCCCTCCTGGATCGCCACATCAAAGCCCGTGCCGCCATTGAGTTTGTCGCTGCCGGTTCCACCCGAGAGCAGGTCATTGCCCGCACCGCCAAACACGGTGTCGTCCCCGGCATCGCCATAGACCTGGTCATCGCCGGCCTCGCTGCCCACGGTGTCATTGCCGCCACCGCCATGGATCACATCGTCATCGGGGCCCAGCACGATCCACTGGGCGGCGCCATCGCCGCTGGCGGCATTCTGGCCGGCCCCGCCGATCAGGCGCACATTGCCCACCACGGCGATGAACTCGATGTTGTCCACCTGGATCACCGTGCCCGAAGGCAGGGCACGCGCATCCACGATCACCGCCTGCTTGCCATCGGCGGCGTTGGAGCTGCCATTGATCACCAGGGGCTGGGAGGCGTCATAGCCGGCACCGATGGTGGGCTTGAGGATCTGCACGCTCAGCGGCTCATTGGGCGCGAGCGTGGCATAGAACACCTGGCCGGCATTGGTCAGCTCGGGGTTGTCGCCGGCAATGCGCTCGATGCGGAACCCAAGCTCGGCCAGGGCGGCAGAGCCCGTGGTGGTGGTGGTCAGCCCCTCGGCCGACAGGCCCACGCCGGTGGGCACGCTGACCGAGACGATGGGAGAACCGCTGGGGGAGGTGACCAGGGGGATATCGGCCAGCGGGGTGCTGGTGCCCGGGGTATCGGGGCGGGTGGGCACCACCACGGGGATGGTGACGATGGTGGAGCCACCGGGGCCGGGGGTGGTGGTGACGGGTACGCCGTCCACCGTGGTGGGGGGCGGGGTCACGGGGCCGGGGTCGGCCGGGGTGTGGTTGGTCACGGCCGTGGCTGCCAGCGTGGCGGCATCGTTGCCGGCCAGGTCCTGCAGGGCGCTGGCGTCGTCGCCGGCCGTGGGGTCGGTGTAGGCCACGGTCACCGCCTGGTCGTGGGCCACGGGGGTGGTGAGGGTCAGGGTCACGGTCTTGGCCGCCGCATTCACCACCGCAGCCGTGGCCCCATTGGCCACCGCCCCCACCATCACGGTGAAGGCGCCGGGGGCAGCGGTGTTGACCGCATCGAGTGAGCCCGCATCGGTGTAGGTCAGCACCAGCGTGCTGCCATTGACGGTGGCCGAAGCCAGCACTGGGGCGATGGGATCGATGGTGAGCGCCAGGCCCGGCGAGGCTGCGCTGGCATTGCCCGCCGCGTCCGAGGCCTTGGTGCTCAGGGTGTGCGCGCCTGCCGCCAGCGGTGCGCTGGTGATGGACCAGTGGCCCGCACCGTCGGCGGTGGTGCTGCCGCGCACGGTGCTGCCATCGGTGTCGTACAGGGTCACGGTGCTGCTGGGGTCGGCTGTGCCCGTGAGGGTGGGGGTGGTGTCGGCGGTGATGCCGTCGCTGGGGCTGCTGCCGGTGTCGCTGGCGGCGCCAAGCGTGGCGGCGCTGGGGGTGGCGGGGGCGGTGGTGTCCAGCGTATAGGCCTCGCCAGCGGTGTAGCCGCCCGTGATGGCCAGGCCCGCGCCGTTCTGGATGCCGGTGCCGCTGTTCTTGAGGTCCAGCCGCAGGTCGCCGTCGCCGCCCAGGCCGCTGGCGGTCAGGGTCCAGGTGCTGCCGCTGCCGCTGATGCCGGTCACGCTGCCCGCGGCGGTGCCGGTGGTGGTGAGTGTGAAGTCGGCAGGGTCCACGCCGGTCACGGCCTGGCTGAAGGTGACGGTGTAGTCCACGCTGCTGGCATTGGTCAGCGCCGTGGCGCCGGTGCGCACGATGCTGCTGACCGAGGGGCCGGCCGTCACCACCAGGGCAAAGGTGTCGCTGGTGCTCAGGCTGCCGTCGCTGGCCGTGACGCGGATCTGCAGTGTGCCTGCATCGCCCGGCGCCGGGGTGCCGTCGAAGCTGCGGCTGCCGGGGGTGAAGGTGAGCCAGGCCGGCAAGGCGCCGCCGCCGTCGAGCGTGGCCGTGTAGGTAAGCGTGGTGCCGGCGTCCACGTCCACGAAGGCATTGGCGGCGAAGGCGAAGTTGAAAACCTGGGTGGCCTGTGCGGCCTGGTCGGGCAGGGGGATGGCGAGCGTGGGCGCCTCGTTGACATTGGTCAGCGTGACGGTGAAGGCCTTGTCCACGCCCAGGCCGCCCGCATCGGTGCTGCGCACGGTGACGGCGTAGCTGGCCTGGGCCTCGTAGTCGAGCACGGTGCCCGCCTTGAACTGCAGGGTGCTGCCGCTGAGGGCGAAGTCGCCCGCGTCTGCCCCGCCGACGATGCTGTAGGTGAAGCTGTCGCCCGCGTTGGGGTCGGTGGTGGACAGGGTGCCTATGGCCAGCGGCGTGGCCGTGGGCGTGTTCTCGGCCACGCTGCTGGCCGAGAGCGCGACGTCGGTGGGCGCCTCGTTGACCACGGTAACGGCGCTGCCCGCGCCATTGGTCACCGCCGTCTGCCCGCTGGCCATGCGGCTGCCGCCGGGGCTGAGGGTGAGATCGGTGTCGCCGTCGATGGACAGGCGGTAGGTCTGCCCGTTGGCCAGGCCGCTGCGGTCGTTGAAGAAGGCGCTGATGCGGTAGGTCTCGTTACCGCCCTGGGCCACGGAGATGGCCAGGCCCGAGAACGTGATCTCGTTGGTGCCCGCGTTGTAGGTGCCTACCACGTTGGTGGCGTCGGGGCCGCTCAGGCGCCAGGTCACCTTGCTGAAGTCGCCCGTGCCCGAGGTGTGCACCTTGAGCTGCGACACCCCCAGCGCCAGGCCGTCGCTGCCGCCGCCGTCGGTAAGGCGGAAGTCGAACACGTCCATCGCCTCGGCTGCGGTGTCGGCCGTACTGGGCAGGCCCACGGGTTCGCTCACCCCGGCGCCGGGGGTGAGCGTGCCGTCGGCATTGGTGGCGGGCACGGCGTTGTTCAGGTAGAGCTTGACGGCCCCCTCGTAGAGGGGCACCGTCCAGTTGCCGGCGTAGAAGGCCACGGCCACGTCGACATCGCCATCACCGTCCACATCGCCCGCCGCCAGGGCCCGGCCGGGCACCGGGCTGCCGTTGTACATGTAGGCCGGGTCCTGCAGCACCACGCCCGAGTCAGTGAACGCGCCCGCGCCGTTGTTGAGCATGATCTTCTGGCCCAGGCCGTCGAGGTCGCCATCGCCGTCCACGTCGGCAAAGCTGCCGGGCGCCTCGGCCCGGGTGAAGACCTGCAGCTGGTTGCCCAGGGCGCCGCTGCCGTTGTTCTGGAACAGGATGAGGTTGGCGCTGGCGCCGTTCATACCACTGACCAGGGCGTCGGCGTGGCCATCGCCCGTGAGCTCGGCCGACAGGGCCGCGCCGCCGAAGGCGTCACCAAAGCTGCTGTGCGGGGTGAAGCCGCCGCTGCCATTGTTGGCCAGGATGCGCACTGCGTTGTCTTCGACGATCAAGGCATCCCTGTCGCCGTCGCGGTCCAGGTCCACCAGCGTCAGGGCCACCGGGTCGGAGACCTTGGCCGGGCTGGAGTCCAGGGTGAATGCGCCGGCACCGTTGTTCTTGTAGACCGCGTAGTTGCCCTGGAAGATGCCGATCAGCACATCCAGGTCGCCATCGCCATCGAGGTCGGCGATCTCTGCGGCCTGGATGTTGCTGCCAATGGTCCCGCCCGCGGTGAAGGTGCCCGTGCCGTTGTTCTGCCAGACCTGCAGGGGCGACTGGTAGCTGCGCGTGACCAGCTCCAGCTCGGGGTCGGCGTCCAGGTTGACCAGCCACGACTGCACGATGCGCGCCGCGGGCAGGCTCTGGTGCAGGCTGAAGTTGCCGGCGCCGTCGTTCATCCAGATCTGGCTGGGCTGGTTGCCGCTGGCCTTCTCCACGCCGATGAAGATGTCCAGATCCCCATCGCCATCGAAGTCGGCGAAGCGGGCCGTGCTGGCGCTGGAGTTGTCGGTGGCGTTGGCGTAGGACCAGAGGGTCGGGCCAGTGGTGTAGGCGAGTGCCATGCGCGGGCTTTCGTGGGCCGGTCGGTGGGGCCGGTCAGTGCGTGGTGGGTTTGATGACGCTGGCGGCGCTGCGCGTGTCGGTGCGCCAGAAGGCCATGTCCTGGTATTTCTCGAAGATGTCGGGTGGCAGCAGGGTCTGGCGCTCGCGCGGCGCCACCTTGCGGTGCACCTGGTGCATGCCGGCCATGCCCATGGCCTCGTCGAACTGCGGCGCGTCGTACTCGACGTTGTCCACATCGTGGCCGTCGAACCAGGGCTCGCCGATGAAGGCATAAACGAGCTGCAGCACCTTGAGGGGCGCGCGCACCAGCAGGTCGTAGTCCACCAGCAGCAGCTGGCCGGCGTGGGGGCCGTAGTAGGCCTCCTTGAGTGCCGCCCAGGGAAAGCCGATCAGCCGGTCGTGCCGGGCCAGCGCGGCCATGCGGCTGTAGATGGTCAGGCGCTCGGCCTCGCTGGCGAAGAGCTTGGTGTTCTCGAACGGGTTCTTGTGCAGCTGGTTCTCGATGCTGTCCATGATCCAGGGGATGTCGCGCACGCAGGCGATCATCCGCGCCCCGGGGAACATGTCCTCGACCAGGGGCATCTTGGCGCACCACAGGCGGTTGGTGTCGAAGACCACCTCCTTGCCGATGCTGCCGTAGTACGCGTCGAACAGCCCGCGCAGGATCTGCTTGCGCATGGGCGGGTCGATCAGCAGCGAGAGCTCGCCGCCCGCGCTCATCAGGCGCAGGTTGGCCGTGACCAGGCCGCCCACCGGGCTGGTCATGCCGGCATGAAAGCGCGGGTTCTGCAGCAGCAGCGCGGACAGCAGGGTGGAGCCTGCGCGCGGTAGGCCGGTGATGAAGTGGTACTTCTGCACGGGGTTCCAAAGGGCCAACAAGGACATGGCGCGACGAGGCCACGCCGGAATCACGCATCGCCACATCTGGCAACACATGGAACGGTTTGTAGCCCTGCCGCGCAGGGCGGTAAACCCTACCGAGGGAGGGGCAGGCGCGTCCGCATTTATGCCGCGCGTTGTGGGCCCACCCATGCCCCGCAACACTGCGAGGCATGCGCAATCCACTGCCTTCCCCACCACCCCTGGACCTTGCCGCCGGCCTGCCAACCCAGGCCGCCGATGGCATCACCGCACGGGTCGCCAGCGGCGAACTGGGTGCCGACGAGGCGCTGGCCCTGTTGGCCGAGGCGGCCCAGGCCGACGCCGCGCAGCAGCGCCGCGAAGCAGAGGCACGCGCCGTGCGCGTGGGCGCGCTCGGCCGCAGGCTGCTCACCCTGGCGCAGGAGCAGGTGCAGCAGCGCCAGGTGACCGAGGAGCGCTGGTACAAGGATGTGCGCCAGTTCAACGGGCAGTACGACCCGGGCATGTTCGGCGACGAAAGCGAGTACGGCAGCCGCGTCTTCGTGCCCCTCACGCGGCGGCTGTGCGGGCTGGTGGAGGCGCGGCTGTTCGACATGCTGTTCCCCAGCGAGGAGCGCAACTTCGTGATCGAGCCCACGCCGGTGCCGGAGCTGGACGAGGCGCTGGCCCTGGCCGGTCAGTTGCCGCCGGCCACGCCCATCCAGTCGCCCGAGGGGCCGATGGTGATGGCCGGCGACATGCAGCAGTCCATCGGCCAGATGCTGGACGAGGCCACCAAGCGCTGCGACGCCATGCAGCGCGAAATCGACGACCAGCTGGCCGAAAGCAGCTACCCACGCCATGCGCGCGATGCCATCCACGATGCGGTGCTGTACGGCACGGGCGTGCTCAAGGGGCCGGTGCCCATGTTCCGCACCACCAAGCGCTGGGCGCAGGATGCGGGTGGCGCCTACCTGATGCAGCTCACGCGCCGGCCGCTGCCGCAGGCCTCGCGGGTGGACCTGTGGAACTTTTTCCCCGACATGAGCGCCACGCACATCCGCGATGCGGAGTTCGTGTTCGAGCGCCACTACCTCACGCGCCAGGAGGCAGCCGACCTGCAGGACATGCCCGATGTGGATGCCGATGCCCTGCGCCGCCTGCTGGGCGCCGAGCCGGGCACGCCCACCAACAACTACCGCGAGCGCCTGCGTGCCATCAGCGGTGCCAGCGGCGCCAAGGACCGGCGCTACGAGGTGTGGGAGTACCACGGCCCCATCAGCGCGCAGGACCTGATCGACTGCGGTTGCCAGGTGGAAGACGACCCGCTCAAGACCTACACCGGCGTGGCCTGGTTCGGCAGCCAGGGCGAGGTGCTCAAGGCGGCGCTGAATGCGCTGGACAGCAACGAGCACCCCTACAGCGTGTTCACCTGGCAGATGGACGAGGCCAGCATCTTCGGCTTTGGCATGCCGTATGAGGTGCGCGACAACCAGGAGAGCGCCAACAGCGCCTTTCGCGCCATGCACGACAACATGGGCCTGTGCGTGCTGCCCCAGGTGGTGGTGGATGACCAGGCCATCGAGCCGGTGGATGGCTCCTGGCGCATGGCACCGGGCAAGTTCTGGCGCAACAAGCGCCCGGGATCGGACGCGCGCCAGGGCATCCAGTTCATCGCCATCGACGCGCGCCTGCAAGAGCTGCAGGCCATCTTCGGCATGAGCAAGCAGCTCATCGAAGAGGTGGGCACGCTGCCGGCCTTTCTGCAGGGCACCGAGGCGCCCAACTACATGCAGAGCGCCACGGGCGCGAGCATTGCCTACAACGCGGCCAACCTGTGGGTGCGCCGTGCCGTGCGCAACTGGGACGATGACATCGTGACCCCGCTGGTCACGCGCTTTTTCGACTGGAACATGCAGTACAGCGAGAAGGCCGAGATCAAGGGCGACAGCCGCGTGCGCGCCCTGGGCATTGCCGCGCTGGTGGAGCTGGAGGGCCAGGCCCAGCGGCTGCAGGCCTTCATGCAGACGGCGCAGGCCATGGGCCTGCCGCCCAGCAACCAGATGCGTCTGATGCGCGAGTTTGCGCGCGCCTTCAAGCTCGACCCCGACCGCGTGCTGCCCACCGAGCAGGAGATTGCGCGCATGCAGCAGGCCGAGGCGCAGCAGCCCCCGGGCCAGGGCGGCAAGGGCGACCCCGGCGCCGAGCGTGTGGCCCAGCAGCGCGAGCAGGCCGCCATGGAGGGCGAGCTGGAAAAGGCCCGCCTGCAGTTGCGGCGCGAGGAAAGCCTGGCCCAGCGCGAGCTGGCGCAGCAGCGCATGGCGCTGGACGCCGCACGCAGCGCCGCCCGTGAGCGCACCGGCCAGGCCGAGGCGCAGCGCCGCCAGGCCTTCGAGGTGCAAAAGACCCGCGCCGTGCTGGCCGACCGCCAGGCCGACCGCGACAACCGCGCGCAGATGCTCAACGCCGAGATGCAGTTCGCTGCCATGAACGGGAGGGGGATATGACCGGAGGAAGTCTCACATGAGCTGGATGGAGCAGATCAACCCCGCCACGGCCGTCTGGCGCGGCGTCGAGGCCTATGCCGCCGAGCGCATGGCCGAGCTGACCACGGTGTGCACCACCGTGCGCTCCAGCGACACCGAGATCCGCGCCGCGCAGGCTGCCATCCAGGAGCTGCAGGCCCTGCTGGCATTGCCCGGCCGCATTGCCCTGCAGGCGCAGCAGCGCGGCACCACCGACCGCAGCAAAGGATACTGACCATGGCGGAATACACGCAAGACCAGATCAACGCGGCATACACGAACGCCAAGAACAGTGGCATGAGCGATGCCGACATCTTCGACTCCGGCGCCAAGAACTTCGGCGTGACGCAGGACCAGTTCAATCTGGCCAGCGCCGCCTACGCACCGGCGCCGGCATCACCACCAGTCGCATCTGCCCCAGCACCTGCCGGTTCGGGCTGGGAGGGAGGGCGCGACCTGACCGCCGACGAGATTGCCACGGCACGCCAGTGGTCGGTGGGCAAGACCAGCCAGCAGGCGGCCCAGCAGGCCAGCGGCCTGGGCCTCACACAAAAGCAGTTCGGCCAGATCTACGGCTGGTCGGCCGAGGACTCGGCCAAAGGTGGCTACGGCATGCAGGGCGGTCTGGAGAAGCCGTATTACGACTACACCTACGACGCCCAGAAGGGCTGGACCAAGGATGCAAAGAAGCCGCCCACCACCGGCATCAACCTGTCGCAGCTGCAGGGCATGACGCGCTGGGACGTGGCGCCCAACGAGACGGTGCGCAGCCAGCTGCAGCAGATCATTGCCGACGACAGCCCGCTGATGCAGCAGGCCCGTGCCCGTGCACTGCAGACGGCCAACACGCGTGGCCTGCTCAACAGCTCCATGGCCATGACGGCGGCCGACGCGGCCATGTACGACGCGGCCATGCCCATTGCCCAGCAGGATGCCAGCACCTATGCGCGCGCCGGCGAGTTCAATGCCAACACGGCCAACACCTTTGCTCGCGACAACAACCAGTTCGTGCGCGACGCCTACATGGCCGACTTCAATGTGCAGGCCAACGAGTGGGCGGCGCAGCAGCAGTGGGACCGCGACTACAAGATGCTGGACCGCCAGCAGCAGCTGCAACTCGAGCGCGACGCCATCCAGAACGGCTACCAGTCGGCGCGGGACCAGTTCGCGGCGCAGAACCAGATGGCGATTGCCCAACTGGAAGCGGCATCGCGCGCGGCGGCCATCCAGCCCGACACCAGCATGGCGCGGCTGAATGCGCAGCTTGAAGCCGATGATCGCCGCGCGCAGCAGCAGATCAATGCGGATGACCGTGCGTCGTTGAACAACCTTCGTGCGGAGTACGCCAACAAGGTGTTCCAGATCAACACCGCCGACCTCAGCCCAGAGAAGGCGGACCGGGCAATCTCCGATCTGGCGGCGACCTACAACCCCCAGCTGACGACGCTGGCCAATCGCTTGGGCTACAACCCGGACAGTTGGATCATCAAGACCGAGCCGAAGTCACCCGCTCCAGCGCCAGCGCCGGCGCCACACACGAATCTGACTGAAGAAGCGGGCGGCGGAAACGCCGGGCCTGTATAGGCCATGAGCAACATCCGCCGCGCCACGCGCGATGACCTGCCCGCCCTGGTGGCCCTGGCCCTGCGCGAACACGCCGCCAGCCAGTTTGCCCACCAGCCTATCGAGATGACCCAGGTGCAGGCCGCGTTCCTGGGGGTTATCCATGGCCTCTCGGGCGCCGTGTTCGTGAGCGAGCAGGATGGCGAACTTCGGGGGCTGATTGCGGGCATGGTTCAGCCCGGCTTGTTCAACCGCCGACAGACCGCCTTCGAATTGCTGTGGTACGCCGAGGATGGCACCGGCCTGCGCCTGCTGGCTGCGCTTCGCGACTGGGCGTGCCGCATGCGCGCTGTGCAGCTGGTGGTGCACGACTACGCCGGCATCGCCGATCCGGCCCGTTTCAACAAGGTCATGGCCCGCCGTGGCTTTGGCGTCATGGGCACGGCCTACGTGTCCGCACTGGAGAACTGATCCATGGCCATCGTCGTTCCTATTCTTCTGAGCTACACGGGCGCCGCAGCCGCCATCGGCACTGCCATCGGCATCTCCGCCACGGCGGTGACGGCCATCGCTTCGGTGGCCTTTCAGGTCACGGGCATCAACAACAAGATCAACAAGGCCGCATCGAAGGTGTTCGGGGAGGACCTGGTGATGTTCGCCAACATTGCCGGGGCGGTGTACGGGGCGGTCAATGGCGGGTTTGGTGGGGGTGGCGGCGCCGAGAGTGCGGCCGGCCTGACCGAGGCTGGCGGTGCACTGAGCACCAAGGCCATGCTCGACGGCACCACCGCCTTTGGCGCGAACTCGGCAGCGGGCGCCTTCGACCTGGCGGATGGCATGAGCGCTCTGACGACGGGCGATTTCTCTGGCACGACGGACGCGCTGGGGAACAGCACCTACAGCCCGGGAGATATGAACTCTGTCGAGTTGAACTCCATCGGGCCCGCGAAGGGCGTGAACCTGATGGACAGCGCCCAATCTGTGTGGACCGACACAAAGGCCATTGCAGAGGCAACAACCACTTCCAGCGCTGCCCAGACCGGCGCGACGGCTCCAGACGCCGCTGGGGCAAAGGCATCCGCCACGCAGAACGTTGTTTCGAGGCCGGACGCCACTGCGGTGAACGCCGCGGCAGATCAACCACTGAAGGCGGGCGACATCACCAAGGGCGTGCAGGCGCCAAAGGCGCCAGCAGGAAGCACGGCGACCCCCAAGACGGGCAGCTTCTTCGACAAGCTGCTCAGCAACGACAAGGCCGTGGGCGAGGTGATCAAGGGCGTTGGCACCGGCATCGTTGGCGCAGCCCAGAGCAAGGCCGAGAAAGACAAGCTGGCCTGGCAGAAGCAGCGCTACACCCAGACCCCGACGACCCGCGTCTTGCAGTAAAGGACCACCACCATGAACCTCAACGACATGGCCCAGCAGGGCGCCCCCGGGGCTGCAGAAGACCCGGCCGCCGGCACCTCGGGCGGCAAGACCCCGGCTACGGCCGAGCAGCAGGCCCAGTTCGACATGTTGCTCGGCCGCGCGCGCACCATCATGGGCGAATCCGCTGAAGAGTGGAAGGCCGCGATGCAGATCGACCCGGCCCGCGCGGCAGTGAAGATGGGGACGCAGACGCTGCGATTCCTGGCCCAGCAGTCGGAGAAGGCGGGTCAGCCCGTGGATCCGATGGTGCTGCTGCACGCCGGCATCCAGCTGGTGAAGGACATCGCGGGCATCGCCAACGATACCGGCCTGCTGCCTGACAGCCAGATCGAACCGTTCCTGCAGCAGGTCATGCAGGAGTCGATGGCCGAGTACATGCGCATGGATGCAGAGGAGGGTCTGATGCCACCGCCCGAGCATCTTCAGCAACGGCAGCGCGCGGGGGCCGGCCGACAGCCGAAAGCGCCTGGATCGCAAGGGATGGCTCTTGCGCACAAGGCGCAGCAGGAGGGGATGCAATGAGCTTCTTTGCCAATCTCCTGGGCGGCGCCATGCAGGGTGTCGGCTCGGGCATGACGGCCATGGCGGCTGACGAAGAGCGCCTGGCGCGCGACCGTGCTCTGGTCCAGGAACGCAGCGCAGCCGCACTGGAACTGCAGCAGCAGCGGGTTCAGGACCGGCGCGACCAGCATCAACAGATGATGCAGATGCGCTCCGAGCCAGGCGGCGTTGCCGGGAGCGGTGGCAAGGGAATGAACCTGGCCCAGATGGCCATGCAGGCGCGCACGCCTGAGGAGCAGGACCGCATCGTCGCGCTCGCACGGACGTTCGAGAGCGACCATGCGGCCGACAAGATGGTCGATACGATGTTCGGTCGGCCGCGCATGGTGAGCGTTGCCCCCACCGCGGGCGACTTTGCCCGCTACGACCGTGCCGGTGACATGAACGCCGCCCCGCCCACCACCACGCTGGAGCGCGCCGCCTACGACCGCGAGAAAGGCGCCCAGGCGCTGCAGCGGCTGTACACGCTGTTCCTGGACCCGGGAAAGATCGACGCGCATGCGCGTGGGGAGCGCCAGTTTGGCCTGAACGACCGGGCCGAGGCCAGCGCCATGGCGGTGGAGCAGGGCGGTGGCTCGGCCCTTGACGTGGCCGCGGCCTTCCAGCGCGGCAGTGCCCCGCAGCCCGAGCGGCCAGGTGTGCGCCCTGGGGCAGAGTCTGCTCTGCAGCCCATGGGCTCCGTCCCCCATGGTGGGACTGGCGCCGGTTCGCTGGCAGGCACCGGCGCCAGGCTGGCCCGGCCGCTCTCGTCCGCGCCGCGCGACGGCGCGGTCGTGCGCGACGCCAATGGCCTGCAGTACGTGGTGCGCAATGGCCGGCCTGAACGCCAGGCAAAGGCGCGGTGATGGACTGGTCCCGGTTTGAGCTGGTGGATGTGCCGGGCGTGTCCGATGCGGACGTTGATTGGCCTCAGTTTGAGCTGGTGGCGCTGGGGCCGGGCGATGGCGCGCAGCAGCCGCTTTCTTCGCGGCCGGACGCGGCGCCGGCAGCGCCTGTGAACGACGGTTGGCGCCCGAACGCTGCCCGACGGGGCGATGCCTCCGTGCCATCGATCGTGGCGGATGCGCCGCCCGTTGCGCGCAGCATCGCAGGTGCCGCGCCCAAGGCTCCCGCACGCAAGGGCTTGCTCGGCCGCTTGGGCGATGAGCTCACGCAACTGCGCGACGAAGTCTTTGCTGGCGCAACGAACGCCTCCGCCAACCTGCAGGCCATGAACGCCAGCGCCGCGGCCCACCAGTTGCTGCAGCGCCAGGAGATGCTGGCCAAACTGGTAGGCGAAGGCCGGGGCGACAGCGCCCAGGCGCAGGGCCTGCAGACCTATATCGCGCACGCCTCCCGGCGCCTGGGCGGCATGGCCGCCGACACGGCTGAGGCCGGCGCCCTGGCCGATGCCGCAAGCCGCATGACCACGCGGCCGCAGGTGCGCGCGGTGACCGAGGCCAAGAGCTTTGGCGAAGCCTGGGAGGCTTTCAAGAAAGACCCCTATGCGGTGGTCGCTGGTGTCACGGCCCAGTCTGCTGCGCAGATGATTCCGATGGTCATCGCCGCTGCAACGATGGGCCCCGTCGCTGGCGCGGCTGTGGCCGGCGGCACCAGCGCGCTGGCCGAGTTCGGCAGCGGCATCCGCGAATTCGCGCGCGACAACGGCGTGGATCCGTCTGACAAGGAAGGCCTGGGCAGGCTGTTTGCCGATCCGAAGATGCTGCGCGAAGCCACGGCCTATGCCGGGAAGGGCGGCGCCATCGTGGGGACGATGGACGCAGTCTCCGGCGGCATTGCGAGCAAGACGCTGGTGCCCAAGGGCCTCATCAAGAACCAGGCCGTGCGCCAGGCCATCAACGCGCCGCTGCAGGCCGGTGTGCAAGGTGCTTTGGGTGGTGCGGGTGAAGCGGGGAAACAACTGGCGCAGACGGGGGAGATCGACCAGCCTGGGCAGGTGCTGGCCGAAGTGTTGGGCGAATGGGGTGCTGCTCCGGTTGAGGTGCTTGCGCTGTCCAGAGATGCCCGAGAGACATTGACCGGACGCAATGCCGTCGCTCCGGGCATCGCAAAGCAAGTGGAAAGCGAATCCGCCCACGCACCCTCTGAGGGTAAGGTGGCATATCAGCCGGAAGTTTTGCCCGAAGCGATGCGCAAAGCTGTTTCGGCCAGTGATCAGGCCGAAGGCTTGGCCAATGAATCACCATTCCCAAGTGATGGCGCTGCCGGAATTGATGTCGCTCCAATCTCACCCACTCACCATGGCGGCGGCCTTTTCGGTGATGCAGACGGACATGGACACCAGCCATCCGATGGCGCAATTCCTGCACTAGACAATCAAACAGTCAAAAAAGCAAGAATCCTGCAGGGTGATCCTGTTGCCATCCTATTGGGCAATGAAGCCCCACGCGGCTTTGCGTTGTTGCGCGCATGGGCTTCCAAACTCTTCGCGGATGCAGGTGGCGTCGCTGTTCATCCGGAATTGGGCGAAGTGGTCCTCGATGAGCGAGCGGTACGGGATTCCATGGCGCACGGCATGAATCCATCCAAGGCCGTGTCGTTCGCGGCGGTGAAAGCTGTCGTCGAGCGCGGCGCACTTGTGCTCAGTACACAGCATGGCCGAGACGCGACGAGCTTTTACATCAGCGCGCCGGTCGAGATCGATGAAAAAGGGAATGTCGTCACTGTGCTGGTCAAGAAAGATCCGAACACGCAGCGGATGTATCTGCACAGTGTGAGCACAAAAGAGCGTCTCCTGAATACCAGGTATTCCGGGACTGACACCAGGGATGGTGTGGAGCGATCCGGCAAGGCTACTTCAGGAGACGTAGCCAGTGTAATTCGCAGGCTGTTGTCGGTCAATCTGAATGATTTTTCCGAAAAGGCGACTACTTCGGCAACGGAGCCAGACATGCTCGCCGCGGCACCAGAGATGGATACCCCTGTTGAGGTGCTCGGCCCCGCCATTCACCTGTCCGACAAAGGCACGCTGATCGTGGAGGGCGACCCTTGGCAGTTGGACAAGCGGCTGCGCGATGCCGGGGTAGAGCAAGTGTGGATGTGGCCCGACAGCGTATGGGTAGCACCCGAGCAGGCTGCACGGGCCCGGCAGGTGCTGGCATCGCCACAGCCTGGCACTGCGGTAGATGCAGTGAGGCAGCCACCACAAGTGCAGATGAAGATGCGCCGGGGCGGCATGCTCGACGTGGAGGGAGACACGCAGGCGGTACGCCAGTGGCTTGAGGGCGCGGGCATCCCCACAGGCGCGTTGATGGATGGGCCGGGGATGGTTGTGGTGACGGCCGGGAGTGTTGAGCGAGCGAAGCAGGCGTTGGCTGGGGCGGAAGCTTTGCCGGTTGCCTTGGACCGTTCCCCAACGGTTCAAGACATGCCTTCATCGCACTCCCAATTGCAGAACGCCGGGGTCGATGTCGGCCCTGTTACGGAAAGGGGGCTCTCAAGGGCAAGGCGTCGTGGCATTGAAAATAGTACCGAAATTCCGACGGTTTTAGAAGGGCTCGAAAAAGATAAGAAAGGTGGTAGCTCGTCCGTCACGTATGGGAAAATATCTATTGAGGATGGGGCGTCTCCCGATTCGAATGAATTATTTGCTGGAAAAGGTTTGGCTGCTTTGGGGTATGGCGTCAGGCATAAAATAACTGCTAACGACAAAGGAATTCCCGGGGAAAGAACCGCCGACCTCTACGTGGAAGGTGTAGGTGATGTAGATGTTTATACCCCAAGGCAGATGAAGGAAGGGACAATTCTTCGGGGTATAGAAGGAAAGAAAGGTCAAGCTGTATCAGTTTTTATTCAATTGGATACTTCAAGGGTTGACACGAATTCTTTGCTGGCTAGACTTTGGGGAAAGCCGAACTTGAAAAGCATTGAAAGTGTATTTATCCAGCGGGTGGATGGGTCTATTGATTTTATTCGTCGGCCTGGGAAAGGTGATTAAAGATGGCGAAATTTCGTTGCATTTGCGGGCATGTTATAAATTTGTCCAGCGTGGATGGAAAATATCATTGGGCTATGGTGCCTAATGATACTGTAGAGGATATCGGTGTAGAGCTGGAAGAGGGCGGTATACGTACGGCCGAAGATTTCTATGAAAAATTTGATAAGGCTGCAAATCGGATTTATAAGTGCCCGGAATGTATGCGCATGTATGTAGAGACAGCTCCAGAGGTTTGGGATACTTTTGAGAGGGTATCAAGATGAATTCGGAGTGGGCTGCTATGAAATGACGTGATCGAGGAAAGCTAAAACTGGCATTGGTTTGTTTGCTGGCTACTCGATAGGAAAAATATTGATCACTGGAATTTTTGAAGTGCAGAAGGGTTGCTGACCCTTGCACTTGACCGTGCCTGTGCCAATTTTGCAGGTCAGCCGGAGACCCCACTCGGCCCGGTCTGACAGGCAGCCCATAGGGCACGTCGGTGCAGGTGGTTGCTGCTGCGCCCGAGGCCGGTGCCGGCACCATCCCACAGCAGGCATCAGCGACAGCACCGCAAATCACAGGGACCCAAGACTTCCAAGGCACTCCGGCTCTGAATTCGACTGCGGATGCTTCCGCGGCGGTGCTCGTCGGTGCAATGCACCTGGCCGACAAAGGCACGCTGAGCGTGGATGGAGACCACCCTCGGCAATTGAACATGCGACTGCGCGATGCCGGGCCAGGGCCTGCTCACATTGGTTTCAGGGTCGCGTTGCACGGCATGGGGGCTGGATGCCAGGCGCACGTGCACAACAACCTATCCAGATGTGCACTGCAACGGTGGTGTGTCGAGCCGTGGCGCGACTATGCCCCTGCAGGTGCCGGCAGGGCGGTGGGCCCAGGGGCAGGCGCGGGCGAGGCGCCTTACGCCGCCAGCGGCCGCGCGATGGGCCGGTCGACCTGCGACATGCGCAGGGCGTTGGACACGGTGATGTCCAGGCGGTGGGCCCAGGAGTCGAGGTCGTGCCGCTGGGCGGTGTCGTGGCGCTCGTTCCAGGTGAGTTCGGCCACCAGGCGGTCGGGCAGGTCGAGCACGGTGCGGAAGGCGCGGTCGTTGGCCAGGAGTGTCCAGTTGAGCAGCACGGCTTGGGCGTCGGTGGAGGCCGACACGCTGGGCGCAAACCTGCAGACGCCGGCGCGGGTGAATTCGAAGAGTGCGGTAATCACGTTGGGTATGCCACGGTCACTGGGTTGTCCAGAGCTTGTGCCCCAGGACCATGGCACCAGCGGGGCGCTGTTGCAGCTCCCCCTGAGGCCTGGCGCGCGCGGGGCGAGCATGTCTGCCCTTGGCAAAACAATGCTTGCCTTGGGGCATCGAACGTGATTGGAGTCTAAATCGTGGGCGCGCGGTATCCCCCAAAAAGGGGGGGCTGTCAGGAGGGGCCGGGCGGTCACCGGCTGGCGATGCGGCCCCCTGGGGGCCTTGACCTGCCGCCAGGGGGGCGCACGCCCTGGGCTCCTCCCCAGTCCCGGCGGCGGCCCCTCTCTGCCGGCGTGTGCTTCCTCAGATGTATTCCAACCCGGTCTCGCTCAGGCCCACCAGGTTGATCTTGCTGGCCATGAAGTCGGAGCTGGCCACGGCCCAGGCCAGCGAGGCGTTGGTGTAGCTGCCCGATTGGAGCAGGCTGGCTGACAGGGCCTGCACGGTGCCTGCGTCGGCCGCGGTGCCGAACAGGTTGGCGTAGAGCAGGGCGATGACCTGCTCCGGCGTGGCCGAGGGGCCGGCCACGGCGGCCAGACCCAGCTGGGCCAGCTGCTGGGGCGTGGCGCCAGATTCGTCCACGGCCTTGATCACTGCGCCCACCAGGCCGCGGTTGCTGAGGGCGCCGGGGCCCAGCAGGGTGCTGATGAGGCGCGCGGCGGTGCCGGCGGCACCGTCCAGGTCCAGCGCCACCGAGTGATCGGCAAAGCGCACGCGCTCGATCTGCTGCAGGGTGTCGATGCCATCGATGCCCGCGCCCTTGTCGTTGAGCCGCCAGTTGCCGCTGCCGGTGGGCTGCAGGGTGTAGCCGCCGCGGGCGCCGTGGACCACCAGGGTGTCCACACCCGCGGCACCGGTGAAGCCTTCGCTCGCCGGCTTGCTGTTGAACAGGTCGGCGTCGGCCGTGCCCTGGGTTCCGTCAGGCAGGTTGGGGCTGCTGGGCGTGGGCACCGGCTTGGGGGGCGTGGGTGCCGGTGCCGGTGTCGGTGCGGGTGCCGGTGGCTTGGGGGCCGGGGCTGGCGTGGGCGCTGGTGCAGGCGTGGGCGCCGGCGCCGGGCCGGGGGCGGGCGCAGGGGCGGGTGCGGGGGCCGTGTCGAAGGTCAGCGTAGGGCCCTTGGTGGAGTTGAAGCCGTAGGTGCCGCCCAGGCCGTCGCGGCCGTAGAGCCAGTCCAGCGCGAGCAGGTCGTAGGCCTGGAACGTGGTCTTGTTGGGGCCGGCATGCGTGTACGACATGACGGTGTTGTTGGTGTTGTCCTGCCCCGCGGGCAGGGGGTGCGAGGAGTCGAAGGGGTGCGACAGGCCCAGTGCATGCCCCACCTCGTGCAGCAGCACTTCGTAGCCTGCGCCGCCGGCGGTGGGCTTGTTGTTGATGCCGGCATGCTCCGCATTGTCCAGATAGACCACAGCCTCGATGTTCAGCGAGTTCACCGTCTGGTTGGGGCCGGAGTAGCTGTAGCCATAGCCCGACGATGCCAGCCCGGCGGTCGATGGGCCCTGCAGGTTGGTGGCGGCAAAGTGCAGATCGGCCTGGGCCGAGGTGGCCACCTCGGTGAAGATGATGCCGGTGACGTCCGAGGCGTGCTTCAGGATCTGCAGGGTGGACTGCTTCTGATCGGCATTGAAGGCGGTGACCGGCCCGCCGGTCTTCTTCGTGGCCTCGCTGCCGGCGCTGGCGTCGAAGGTGTAGTAGATCACCTTGCGGCCGTCGGGCCAGAAGTTCCAGATGGGCGTGCCACCCAGCAGGGCATCTGCCTGGGGGTTGCCGGAGAAGCGCATGTTCTGCAGGTCGGGGACGGTAACGGCCATGTCGTAAGGAATGGGTTGGCGTGGATTCTTCGGGCGGGGAACGCTGGCCACGGGGCCGAGCGAGGCGCGAATCTATCACCGGGGTGCCGCGCACACTGTGGCGCGAAACCAAATGTCACGACATGGCGCTGCGCGCCGACGGGCGGTCGCCGGGCGGCGCTGGACGGTGCGTTGCGTGCCCCAGATCGGGGCACCCTTAGAACCTGTTTACCATCTCCCAGGGGTCGCGCAGCGGCCTTGGCGGGCGGTATGCAAGGCGCGGTGCGCAGTTGATAGCCCCGCTATCAGCAAGCGCCGCAACGCCGCAGACCGCCCGCCAAGGCCGCTGCCCGAAGGGTTGGGGCGAAATCGGGCGATTGGACGACCCGGCTGCTTGCATGGGCACGAGCCCATGCGGCGCATCCGAAGCATCTACTCATCCCGATTGCGCTCCAACGCGATCCCCTGCGAGATCGTAAACAGGTTCTAAGCGGCCTGCGAGGCCTTGGGCAGGGAGGGGCGCCTTCAGCGCCGGGTGCACAGGTAGGTGTACGAGGCGCTGTAATCGCTGGCCTGGTAGGCCAGGGCCAGCGGGTAGCGCGCGTTGGCGGCCGTGTCCAGCGACACCAGGTACAGCGGAAAGCCACGGTTGGCGTACAGGCGGTCGCCGCTGCTGCCCAGGCCATCGAAGGGCAGGCTGATGCTGGGCACCGGGATGGCGGTGATGCGCGAGGTGTCCACCACCGCCTGCGATGCCGTGACGGTGGCGCTGGCGTTGTAGCTGGCCCCCGTGTCGCTGGTGCACAGGTAGGTGCCGCTGTAGGCCGCGTAGGGGTCGCTTCCCCCCGGGGGAATGGGGTACTCGGCCAGCGTGGCCACCTGGCGGTAGCGGCCGCTGTTCAGCATCTCCCAGAAGTCGCTGCCGTAGCCCACGAAGACGGCGGCCCCCAGCTGCGCGCGGGTGTTCCAGTTGTTGACGGCGATGGTCTCGGTCGGCTGGCGGATGGTGCGGTACTCGGGGATCTCGCCGCCCGTATAGGGCACGAAGCCACGCGTCTCCGACAGCAGGTAGAACTGGCCGTTGTGCAGCAGCACGAAGTACAGCTTGCCTTGGCCGAGAAAGCGCGACTCGGGGCTCACGCTGACGGAGAAGTTCAGCGCCTGCGTGGTGCCGCTGATGGTGGTGGCCACCGTGGTGATCTGGGCGAACGCGGGCGCGGCGCCCAGGCCCAGTGCCAGGGCGGTGCCGACCACGAAGGTGCGCAAGGTAGAGAGCATGGCAGTGTCCGGTTACAACCCATTCAACGCAGTGGCGTTGCCTGTGGTTTACGTGGAGAAGGGCGCTGCAGGGGGCAGGCGCGCACGGTGCATTTTGCGCCACGCGTACGCGGCAGGCGCATACTGTGGACATGGCGCGCCTGCCATGATGGCGCCTGCGCTCTGTTGCCGTTGCCACCCCCAGCCCAGCCGACTGCCACCATGCCCACACCGACCCCCACCACCCCCAATCGCCTGCCCACGCCCTTCGAGTCGCTGGCGGGCGTCGCCAAGTTCCTGGGCGCCCAGGAGATGAGCCCGGCCTTCTACGCGCGGCATGCGCAGGCCATCGACGGGGCCTGCGCCTTTTTGCAGGAGCTGGTGCGCGAGCACCCCTCGCTGGAGATGGCATTCAACGCAGCGCTGCCGCTGCCGGTGGAAGAGGGCGGCAAGCTGGTGCTGCAGGCGCTCTCGTCCATCCAGTTCGCCGAGCAGAAGCTGCACTGGTTCGACAGCCAGATGAACACCACCTTGCGCGCCCTGGCGCCCGTGGTGCGCGACCCCGCACTGCCCACCTGGATGGCGCAATGCCGCTGGGCGGTGGATGGGGCGGCGGTGAATGTGTAGGGGGCGCCTCGCGCGCCCCGCGATGGCTTGGTTTGGCCACGCGCTCGGTGGCCATCCCGCCTTGCCCGTGTACTTCATCACGAACCAGAAGAGTTCGGCCATGCCGGAGAGGTGAGGGGGCGCTGCCAACAGGGCACCACGCCCCTTGTGCAGCACCACCCTGACCATCTCCAGTCCGTCACCCCAGGGCGTTGGGCACCAGCACCGGGATTGCACCCTGCGCATATGCGCCCGCGGAACCACTGGTCTGGCCGCCCACTGATGGCGCGAACCCGGCCATGGCATCCGCCAGTTGCTGTGCCTGGTTGTTCAGCGTCGCGGTCTGGATGGCTGCCTGCGTATCGAAGCCTTCGAGCACCCGCGCACGGCTCTGCGAACTGGAGCCCGAGCCTCCTTGCGCGCTAGCGCCCTGGGTCTTGGCTACCAGGTCCGTCATGCTCCAGGTCGTGCCATCCTCGAACACCACTTCCTGGATCGGGTTCCAGGTGTTGGTCGGCGTGTTCTGGTAGAAGAACGAGGTGGCCGATACCTTGTCACTCGTGCCGTTGATCGACAGCACCAGGTAGGTGTCCTGGCGGCTGACGGTCACGTCGCTGGCGCTGACGCCGGCCTTGAAGCGCAGCACGTTGCGCTTGCCCGCCGAGCCATCGTTGTAGTCGCCGATGGTGTCCACGCCATCGCCACGGCCGAACAGGTAGGTGTTGTTGCCAATGCTGCCGTCCATCCGGTCATTGCCTGCACCACCGTCCAGTGTGTCGTTGCCAACGCC